GGCCGCCAAGGCCGGGACGACGCCGGCGAAGTTCGTCGAGGATCTAACGCCCCGTCTGCAGGTCAAGGGCTGGTGGGGTCGCAAGGCCCAGGTCGATCCGCTGACCGGCAAGACCAAGATGGTCGAGCTGGGCACGCCGCGACGGCTGGCGACCATCTTCAACACCAACATGCGGATGGCCCATGCGGCCGGCCGCTGGGAACGGTTCGTCGACAACGCCGCCACCCGGCCGATCCTGACCTATCACCACACCCCGCAGCTCAACGGCCGGCCCGAGCACATCGCCCTGGACGGGATCAGCCTGCCGATCGGGCACGTCTTCTGGAAGACGCACTTTTGCCCCAACGGCTATGAGTGCAAGTGCTTCGTCACGTCCGAACGGGCCGGCGCGGCCGTGACCTCGGAGGAGGAGCTGCAGCGCGTCGGCGCCTACGATACCCAGACCTATGTCAACAAACGCACCGGCGAGACGCGCGAGGTTCCGGTCGGGGTCGATCCTGGGTTCGACTACAACGTCGGTCAGGCGCGGGTGGCCAGCTTCGTGCCGCCGGCCGCGCCAGAGCGACAGCGCCCGATCGTCCAGGGCGAGCGCACGCCCAGGGCGTTGCCGGCGGTGCGCCAGGCGCGCGCCCTGCCGGCCGGCGTCCGGCTTCGTCCGGATCTGGCCGGCGGCGACGCCGGCGACGTGTTCGAAGCCTTTTCGAAGGTGCTTGGAAAGGGCGAGGGCGAGGTGTTCTTCGACCGCGTCCAGGTGCCACTGGTTGTCGGCCAGCGGATGTTCGAGCGCCACACCGCCGCCGGGGCCAGCGTCGCCGCCAAGGAACACCTGGCCGGCCGGGCCGCCTATGCCGAGATCCTGGCCAGCACCCTGAAGGACCCCGACGAAATCTGGCATTCGATCCAGAGCCGGGCGGACGGGACCTCGGTCATGGTCCGCAACTATGTGTCCTGGATGAAGGCCGGCGACGACCGCGAGGCCTTCGTGGTCAGCTTCCACGATCGCGACGGTGTCTGGTGGGGCGCGACGGCCTATCCGCCCGGAAACCGTGGCAAGGCCCGCGACCAGCGAACCCAGACCGACGTCGGCTTTCGGGTCGGCGCGCTGGTCTATGCGCGAAAGTAGGTCGGGGCCGGAAATGGAAGACCCCCGCGCGAGCTGCCGCCGGGGGTCATGACGATCTGTTGGGACCCCGCATCCGCTGGGATTGGACCGCGACCGGAATTTAGGGCCGTGGGCACGGCTTGTCGAGAGGGCGCGCCGGATGGACGCGGCAGGGCCTTCCATGCCTTCCACGGCGTTCCAGGGCGTTCCAGGAGGGTTGCGCGAGGCGTTCGCGCGGTGGCATCACAGCTTGGTCGCTTGGAGGTGGCTTGCCCCTGACAACTGTCAGGGGAGAACGATGCGGCGACGATCTCGATAGTGGGGGCTCAACGGACGACGTGTCCACCCCGTTCCTGAGCCCGATCGAGACCCATGCAAGACCGCATCGCCATCTTCCGCGCCGGCACGCACCGCGACGAGAAGGGCCGCACCTGGACGTTCAGCGAAGGCGACCTGGCCGCCATCGCCGCCGGCTACGATCCGGCCAACCACCAGGCGCCGCACGTCCTGGGTCATCCGAAGACCGACGCCCCGGCCTGGGGCTGGACCAAGGGTCTGGAGGTCGAAAACGGCGTCCTCTACGAAACCCGCGAACAGGTCGATCCAGCTTTCGCCGAGGCGGTCGACGCCGGCCGCTACAAGTTCCGCTCGGCCTCGTTCTATGAGCCGAACGATCCGGCCAACCCCACCCCCGGCTCCTGGCATCTGAAGCATGTCGGCTGGCTGGGCGCCCAGCCGCCTTCGGTCAAGGGTCTTGGTCCGGCCTTCAGCGAGGATGACGCCGGCGAGGGTGTGACCTTCGCCGAGACCGACCTCTCGCTGGCCTGGCTGGCCAACAACGTCGCCGACATGTCGCGCCGGCTGCGCGACTGGTTCATCGAGAAGTTCGGTCTGGAAGCCGCCGACCGCGCCATTCCGGCCTGGAACGATCAAGCGGCCGCCTCGATCGCCGCCGATGTCCGCGCCGAGATCCGCCACGACAATGGCGAGGGTATCTCGGCCGCGTTCTCCGAGGCCCAGACCGCCCTAGCCGGCGCGACCGCCGCCACCGCGCTCCTGGACAGCCGCACCGCGGAGCTGGACGCCCGCGAGGCCGCCATCGCCGAGCGCGAAGCCGCCGCCCGCACCGACCAGGTCGCTTTCGCCGAAGCCGCCCGCCAGACCGCCCGGACCGAGGACGCGTCTTTCGTCGACGGTCTGGTCAACGCCGGTCGCCTTCCGCCCGCCCGCGCCGAGCAGGTCAAGACGCTGTTCGGGATCCTCGACGGCGACCCGGGCGTCGCCTTCGCCGAGGGCGACACCACGCCCCGCGACCAGCTGCGCGAGCTGCTGGGCGGCCTGGGCGTCTCGATCACCTTCGCCGAGGTCGCGCCCCAGGAGGGCGTCCGCTTCGCCGAGGGCCGCACCGCCGCCGAGCACGCCCAGCTCATCACCGAGGTGATGAACGAAGCCGCCGCCGCTGGCCGACACATTTCGGCGGCCGAGGCCGCCTCCATCGCTCGCAACCGCTGAGGGCTCCATGAGCATCTATCCGTACACCGCCACCGCCGACGTCGCCGGCCGCCGCATCGTCAAGCACGGCGCTGCAGACGGCGCCGCCGTCCAGGCCACCGCCTCGACCGAGGCCTATGCCGGGATCTCCGCGCCGATGGGCGCCAAGTCGGGCCAGGTGCTCGACGTCGTCGAGGCCGGTCAGGCTGAGGTCGTCTACGGCGGCAACGTCACCCGGGGTGATCCGCTGACCGCCGACGCCAACGGCAAGGCCATCAAGGCCAACCCGGGCGCGGGCGTGGTCGCCCAGATCATCGGCTACGCCCGGGTCTCCGGCGTGCTGGACGACATCGGCACGGCCGCCCTCTCGCGCGGCCAGATCAAGGGCTAACGCCCGGCCGCTTCCCCGTCTTCTCGTCTCTCTGACCAGGACCTCTCTTCATGAGCGCTAATCGCCCTATCCCCGTTGACGCCGAGCTGACCGGCATCGCCGTCGCGGCCCCCGTGCCCGGCATGATCGCCGAAGAGGTCGCGCCGAGCGTCCAGGTCGGCGCCGAGGCCTACAAATGGACCGAATATCCGGTCGAGCAGGGCCTGACCGTCCCCGATACCAAGGTCGGCCGCACCTCGCGCGTGAAGCGCGTCGAGTTCGGCGGCGTGCAGCGTGACGGCTCGGTCGATGACCACGGCCTTGAAGACGTGGTCCCCGCCACGGACGCCACCGCCAATTCGGCCATCGACCCGCGCGCCCTGGCCTCGGAGCAGACGTCACAGCTGGTGACCCTGGCCCGCGAACTGCGCTGCCGTGACCTCTACTACACCGCCGGCAACTACCTGAACGGCAACGTCACCACCTATGGCGCCGGCGCTGGCTGGTACGATCCCGACGTCAACGCCCTGGAAGAGATCGAAGCGGCCAAGGACGCCGCGATCGTCGACTTCAACACGCTGGTGCTGGGTCGCGACGGCTGGGCGGCCCTGCGCAAAAACCCGTTCATGGTCAAGGCTGCCCGTCCCGCCAACACCTCGGGCGAAGGCCGCCTGTCGATGGGCGAGGTGAAAGACCTTCTGGAGATCGAGAACATCATCGTCGGCAAGGCGCTGGTGAACGCCGCCAAGCCCGGCCAAGCCGCCAGCCTGCAGCGCGCCTGGTCGTCGCACGCCTCGCTCGCCTTCATCGAACGGGTGGTCAAGAGCACGAAGGTCTTCACCTTCGCCTCGACCTTCCGCCTCACCGGCAAGGAAACCCGCCCGTTCTTCGACAACAACGTCGGTCTGAACGGCGGCGAAGTGATCCGTGTCGGCGAGCGCCTGAAGGAACAGATCGTCGCCAAGGCGGCCGGTCACCTCTTCCTGAACGCCGCCGCGCCGCCCGGCTAAGCCCGGCCTCGCCAGCTCGCCGTCTTCCACGCCTCTTTGAAAGCCGTTCCCATGCTCTACCGCCTGCTCGTCAACCTCAACGCCCGGACCAAGGCCGGCTCGATCGTCACCGCCGAGGATCTCGGCGAGCGCTTCGGCCAGCTCGACGCCCAGGGCTTCCTGGAAGTCTATGCCGGCGACCTGGACGAGACGGCGGGGCGCTCGGCCTTCGAGGCGGCGCTGGAAGCCTACCGCCTGCACATGGAGGCCGCGCCGCCGCTGATCATCGCGGTCTTGGAAGAGACCAAGACCGACGACCAGGTGATCGCCTTGCGCGGCGCGCTGTTCGAGATCAGCTCCACGGTCCCGAAGGAAATCCAGCGCGTGATGGCCGAGGTCTTCGAACGCGCCCGCGAGCTGGCCGAGGCCGACGTCAACAACATTCCAGCTTCCGCCTTCGCCAGCTTGAGTACGGCGACGGCGGAGGGCGCGGCGAGCATGGACGCCGCGCCCGACCACAACGCGCCGGCTGCCGAACAGGCCGCCAGCGCCACCCATCCCGAGGGAGCCCAGGACGCGCCCGCGTCCGCTGGGGGCTCCATCGAGGCCGAGACCCTGGCCTCGACGGAAGGCGCGGCGGCGGGCGCCGCCGCGTCGAACGATACCCCTGAAGCCGAAGACCAGGTCGCGCCGAAGGCGCCCGCCGCCAAGCGCGGCGGCCCGAAGAAGTCGGGGGCCGCCTGATGGCTCAAGCCGCCCATCATCGCGAACTGTCCCTGGACGAGGCCGGGACGATCGCCGTCATCAAGGCCGCCGAAGAGCACTTCCTGGAAGTGCTGGAGACCGCCGCCCTTCGCCATCCCGCGTCCGGCCCGCGCGAACGCGCCCTAGCCCGGACCAAGATCCAGGAAGCCGCCTTCTGGGCGGTCAAGAGCATCGTCGGCTGACCATGGCCTACAACACCGTCGCCACTTTCGTCGCGTTCATCGGGGAGTCCGAAGCGCGCGCGCTCGCCCCGGCCGTCGCGCCGGCGACGGGCTACGACCAGGTCAAGATCCAGGGCGCGCTCGATAGCGCCTTCAACACCCTGAACACCTATCTGGCGGCCCGGTACGCCACGCCGCTGAACCCTGCGCCGGACGTCGTCTGCGACGCTGAGCTGGACCTCGCGCGCGAGCTGCTGGACCGCCAGGGCCGCGACTTCGTGACCAAGGCCGCCGATCGCCGCCGCGTCTGGGCCAAGGACGTGCAGATGGGCAAGGCCACGCTGGGCGTCACCGCCGGCTCGGCCAACGATCCGGCCGCCAACGCGCCGACCTCTCCGACCGTCCTGATCGACGCCCCGGCCCGCGTCTTCGATGACGCCGGCCTGGCCGCGTTCCTGCGGGGCTGACGTGGCGATCGCCTTCACCCTCACCGTTGACGACGTTGACGTCGTGGGCGGCTTGTCGCGGATGCGCGCGGTCGGCGAGGATCTGCGTCCCGTCCTGGGCGATATCGGCGCGGAGCTGGAAGGCTCGACGGTCAAGCGGTTCATCAGCAACGTCGCCCCGGACGGCACGCCCTGGAAGGCCTCGCTGCGCGCCGAGAAGACCGGCACGCCGACCCTCGTCCTGAAGTCGAACCTGCGCGACAGCATCCACTACGTGGTCGAGCCCAACGCGGTCTCGATCGGCTCGGCGCTGATCTACGCCAAGGTCCACCAGACCGGCGCGGTTATCACGGCCAAGGGCGGCGCGCTGGCCTTCACGCTGTACGGCGGCGCGTTCGTCACCGTGCGCAGCGTCACGATCCCCAAGCGCCCGTACCTGGGCATGTCGGACAAGGATAACCAGGTCGTCGGCGAGATCGTCGGCGAGCACTGGGCGCGCGCCGCCCGAGGCGGTGGCCGATGATCGGGTTTTATGACGCGGTCGCCGCGCGCCTGGCGGATCCAGACCGCTGCCCCGCCGTCCTTCAGGCCGTCGTGGCGATGGACGCCGAGGCGGTCATCGAGACCCTGGCCCTAGGCATGGATGTCAGCGCGATCGTCGCGCCGCTGTCGGACGACGCCACGCCGATCCGCTCGGCCGGCCTGCGCGTGACCCAGGTCGAAACCTGGGTGTTCGGCGTGACCATGGCGCTGCTGTTCCCCGGCGGCTTCCCGCAGTGGGAGATCGCGCGCGACCAGATCAAGGCGGCCCTGCGCGGCTGGACGCCGGAAGGCGCGGCCAAGCCCGTCGAATACGCCGGCGGAACGCTCCTGGACTACCGCGCCGAGGCGGGCGGCCGCTGGCTGCACCTGCTGCGCTTCCGTGTCGACGTCCACGAAACCTACGGGGCGCAGTCGTGACCCCGTCCAACCCCGCGAGCAACCTGAGCATGGCCAAGAGCCCCAAGGCCCCGGCGCCTAAGCCGGACCCCCAAACCGAAGTGGTGGGCCTGCGCCCGCCGCGCCTGGACGCCTCGGCCGCCCAGGCTCTGGCCCGCGCCCAGGACAAGCTGGGCCACCCGGTCCCGCCGATCGTCGCCGCCTCGCTGGTCGACGACCAGGCCGAGGCTCCGCCCCCCGCCCAGTCGACCCAACCTCCCGCCGGCGACGACGCCGACGCGGCTCAATAGGAGACCGCCGCCATGGCTTACCAACTGCTGCTTTCCAAGGCGCACGCCGTCGCCCACGTCGCCCCGGCCATGACGGCCGCCGACTCCGTCTGGGCCGAGGAGGTCCAGCACAAGCTGCTGGGCACGCGCGTCACCCTCAACCCGGCCCGTCCGGATTACGGCGCCAACGAAGGCGTCATCACCGGCGAACATGTCGAACTGACCTTCAAGACCCTGCTGGTCGGTTCGGGGACCGCCGGCGTCGCCCCCAGCTGGGGCATGTTCGGCAAGTCCTCGGGCTGGACCGAGGACGTCGAGGCCGACGAGAGCGTCACCTATACGCGCGGCGCGATCACCGACGCCTCGCCGACCCAGGCGTTCGACTGGTCGGACGAGGGTCGCCGGCACAAGGTGCTGGACGCGCGCGGCTTCGGCAGCATCGACCTGACGCCCGGCCAGCCGCCGCGCATCAACTGGACCTATCGCGGCATCCTGGTTCCGGTGACGTCCCGCGCCCTGGTGACGGCCGCCGACGCGGACTTCAGCGACTGGCCGACCGTGCGCCCGATAAGCCACGACCTGACCACCTTCACCCTGGGCGGCGTCAACAGCATGGCCCTGCGCGGCCTGACGATGAACGGGGCCGACAACGTCAAGTTCGTCGACCTGCCCAACCAGAAGGGCGTGTTCCACCGCGGTGACCCGTCGTTCAGCGGCTCGCTGAAGGCCGACGTGCCGGCGGGCCTGGCCTGGAACCCGGAAGCCAAGTGGATCGCCGGCGCGAAGGAGGCCTTCACGGCGACCCACGGGACGACGGCCGGCCAGATCGTGACCGTCAACGGCGTCGCCCAGTTCGACGCGCCGGCCTGGTCGAAAGAAGACGAAGTCGACGTCTTCACCTCGAACATCTTCCTCACCACGGCCCCGTCGATCGTCCTGACCTGATCGGCCGCCGCGCCCTGTCTTCAACGTCGGGCGCGGGGATGTCTCCGCGCCCGCTTCATGCCCGCTCAACAACCCAAGGGACCATGCCCATGTCTGCCAAGTTCGATTTCAGCGCCATCAAAAGCGGCTTCCAACGCCGTTGGCCCGTGACCATCAACATGCCGCTCGATGACGGCAAGATTGAAGTCCAGACCTTCAGCGCGGTGCTGAGGATGCTGTCGCCGGCCGACATCGAGGCGGCGGTGAAGGACATCGAGGACAGCAAGATCGATCCCGATCGCGCCCTGGCGAAGAAGTACCTGGTCGGCCTGCCGGACGGCCCGGAGCTGACCGAGGACTATCTGAGGGAGTTTCTGGCGCCGCCGTTCGTTGTCCTGGGCCTGAAGGCCGCGTACCAGGACTTCGTCGGGGGCGTCGCGGCAAAAAACTGACCGAGGCGGCGCGGCACTTCGCGACCGGCGGCCGCGCCGCCTCGGGCGAGACGCCGGCGGAGATCACCAAGGCGGCCGAGGCGATGCGCGATCTTGGAGCGCCCGAGCCGCAGATCGCCCGCTGGGTCGCCAGGGCCAAGGCCAAGCAGAAGCCGCCGGCCCCCTTCCTGGTCCACCCCGACAACATCTTCGCCGTCCGCCTGCTGCGCGCCATGCAGACCCAGTGGACCACCCCCTACGCTTCGACCTGGACCAAATCCGTCCCCATGCCGACCGGCCTGAAATACGAAGTCCTGGAGTTGACGGCGCGCCTGGCGGGCCTGGGCGAGATCTCGCCTGACGACTTCACGCGGCTGCGCATCCTTGAGGTCGAGGTGCTGAACGCCTGGGCGGAGGCTCGCCAGTGAGCGGCGGCGCGGATCTCGTCGCCCGGCTTCGCCTGGAGGCTAGCGCCGGCAACACCCCGGCGGTGTTGTCGGCGACCGCCAATCAGGTCGGCCAGGTCGGGACCGCCGGCGCGAAGGCCGCCGGCGGCCTGCGCCAGGCCGAGACCGCCTCGGCCGGGTTCGAGAGGTCGGCCTCAAGCGCCGGCCGCGCCAGTCTGATCTTCGGCTCGGCCCTGGCGGCGATCGGCGGGCGTGAGCTGATCACGCGGATCAAGGACACCGCCCTGGAGATGGGCGGCATGTCGGCCGGCCTGGCGGCGGTGACCGGCGGCTCGCTGGGCGCGGCCGACGCCCAGGCCAGCATCCGGGAACAGGCTACCAAGCTGGGTCTTGTCGTTCGCCAGCAGACCGAAGGCTATCTGGGCCTGGCGGCGGCGACCAACGGCACGTCGCTGGAAGGCCAGAAGACCAAGGACATCTGGCTGGGTCTCGTCCAGGCCGGCACGGTCCTGAATACGTCGCAGGAAAAGCAAAGCCGCGCCCTGGAGGCCATCGGCCAGCTGGCCGGCAAGGGCGTGGTCAGCCAGGAGGAGCTGCGCCAGCAGCTGGCCGAGAGTCTGCCCGGCGCCTATCAGATCGCCGCTCGCTCGATGGGCATGACGACGCAGGCGTTCGGCAAGCTGGTCGACAGCGGCAAGCTGCTGTCCGAAGAGTTTCTGCCCAAGTTCGCCGCCCAACTGCAGAAGGAATTCGGGACCAAGCTGGACGCCCAGCTGACGACGCCCCTGGGCCGCGCGCGGGTCGAGCTTGCCAAATTCCAGAACCTGGGCGACAGCTTGTCGGCCGAGGCCGGGACCGCCTTCCTGGAAGGCCTGGTCGGCGGCGTCACCAATCTGAACAATGCGCTGGCATCCGACCAGATCCGCGAGGCCGCGCGCGAGCTGGGCCACGATCTGGGCGAGGCCCTGTCGACGGCCGCCAACGGCGCGGCCTTCCTGGTCGAGCACCTGGACGAGATCCGGACCGTGGCCACGGCCGTTATCGGTGTCGGCCTGGCCAATTGGCTGATCACCTCGGCGACCGAGGCGCGGGGCGCGGCGGCCGCTTATCTGGCCAAGGGCGTGGCGGCGCGGGACGCGGCGGCGGTGGCTGCCACGGCCGCGACCGAGGAGGTGCGGGCCGTCACCACCTTGCGCGGCGCGATCGAGGCCGTCGCCCGCGCCGAGCTGCAAGAGGCCGTCGCCGCCCGCGACACGGCCCTGGCCAACGAGCAAGCCGCCGCCGCCGCCGTGACCCGCGCCCGGGCCGAGGCCAGCGCCGCGACGGGCGGCCTGCTGCTGACCGACAATCGCGCCAAGCTGGCCACGGCTGAGCGCGACCTGGCCCTGGCCCAGGGCGCGGCCGTGGCCGCCTCGGCGCGCGCCGAGACCGCCGCCGCCGGCCTGGCCAAGGCGACCACCCTCGGCGGGGCGGCCGCCCAGGGCGCTAAGACGCTGTTCGGCGGGTTGATGACCTTGCTGGGCGGGCCTTGGGGCGTCGCGTTGCTCGCGGCCGGCGGGGCGGTCGCCTATGTCGGCAGCGAGATCGCCAAGAGCGAAGCCCAAGCCCGCGAAGCCTACGCGACCCAGAAGGACTACGCCCAGGCCATGAATTTGGCCGCCGAGGCTCTGGGTACGGCATCGAACAACACCCGCGCTTTTGGCTCGGATACGGCCGCCGCCGTCGATCCGACCGATAAGCTCACCAACTCGACGCGCTTGTTGACCGAGCAGACGCTCAAGCTGAGCGACGCGCGGCGGCAGGCTGCATTCAATGCGCTGGAAGAGAGCAGAACCAAGCTCCAGCAAGAGCTGAACAGCCTCGACGGCAAGGCCGCCCGTGCGACCGTCAAGGTCCAAGTCGGAACGAAGATCGACGGCTCGCCGATCTACGGGGAACAACTCGCCTCGGCGCGACGGTCCCTGATCCAGGAGCAGCTCAACGGCATTACGGCCAGGTCCCTCGCGCTTGTCTTCAGCAAGCCTTCTGACCCTGCGCCCAAGCCGACTACGGCGACGCTGACCACCTCCGGTAAAGCCGACAAGGCGGACCTGAAGGCGGCCGACCGCCTGAAGGATCTCGAAGCCCTAACGGCGGCGGAAGACGCGCACTCGAGCGCCTTGATCGCTGGCGGCGCGGCCTTGGACGACTGGAAAATCAAGGAAGCGGGCCGGCAAGCGGTCGAGCGTCTGGCCCTGGCCGATCGGCCCAAGCTGACCGCCGCCGAGCAGCAGTTGGTGAATAAGATCCGAGCCAACGCTGAGGCGACCGAGCGCCTGAAGATCGCCAACGACCGGATCGAGAAGTCGATCGGTCTGCAGAAGTCGGCCGAGGCGGACACCAAGGCCCTGGTCGCCCGATCGGCGGCCGCTCTGGTCGGCGAGCGCGCCCTGGAAGACTTGCAGGTCAAGGAAGCGGGCCTGGCCGCGCTGCAGCAGATCGGCGTCGATAGCCTGGACCAGCTGAGCGGCAAAACCCGCGAATACGCCCAGGCGGCTGTCACCGCCGCAGAGGCCAAGGAAAAGCAGTCGATCGCGACGGCCAAGGCCGAACGCGTGGCCGACGCGCTCCGCGACCTGGACGCCCGGATCGTCTCTGAACAGGGCTACACGGCCGCGCTGGCCAGCGGAACTGAGGCGCTGGTGGCCTATCAGCGCCAGGAGTTTGTTCGCCAGGAGATCGAGCGGGCCGGCAAGACCCTGACAGACGACCAGGTCGCCGCGCTGCGGGCCAAGGCCGAGGCCCTTTTCTCGGTCCAGGCCGCCGCCGACAGCGCCGCCCTGGACAAGCGCCAGGCCGACGAACTGAACCTGGCGCGCCTGACCAATCGCGAGCGCGCGATCGAGCAGCGCTATCTAGAGCGCCAGACGCTGATCCGTCGCCAGCACCTGGACTGGACCAAGGAAGAGGTCGAGGCGCGGGCTCGGGCCCTGGCGCTGGCCGACCAAGCCGCCGCCGAGGACGCCCAGGCGATCGGCGACCTGAAGGAGTCTCTGCGCAAGACCTTCATCGAAAGCGGCAAGCTTGGGTTCGATGACGTCGGCGATTATGTCGAGCAGCGCCTGCGCGAAGCCGTCTACACAGCGCTGCTGGAAAAGCCGATCGACATCCTGATCAACGCCGTGGTCGGCTCGGTCTCGGGCGTCGGCGGGCTCACCTCGGGTTCGGGGCTCGGCACGCTGGGCGGCGCTTCGGGCCTGGGCTCGCTCTTCACCTCGGCCGGCCAGCTCGCAGGACTGACCACCTCAGCCACCAAGCTCGCCACCACGGCCCTGACCAAGCTGGGCGTCGGAAACGCGTCCGGACTGGGCGCAACGATCGGCGGCGCTGTCGGCGGCGCGGGCACCGGAATGCTGGTCTCGTCGGTGGCCGGCCTGCTGGGCATGAAGCAGAACTCCGGCAACAAGATCGGCTCGACGATCGGCGGCGCGATCGGCAGCTTCATCCCGATCCCCGGCGGGGCGATCCTGGGCTCGATCGCCGGCAACCTGATCGGCGGCCTGGTGGCGGGCAAGCCGTCCAACCAAGCCGCCGTCGCCAGCCTGGACAGCACCGGCAAGGTGACCTCGATCGCCGGCGACAAGCGCACGGCCGAGACGACGGCGGCCGCCCAGTCGATCGCCGACGCCGTCGCCCAGGTTCAGGCCGCGCTCGTGGCCGGCGGCGCGACCCTGTCGGCCACGGTCAGCGCCATCGACATCGGCACCCGCGACAAGACCCACCTCAACTTCAGCAACGGCCAGTCGATCGACACCGCCGTGGGCGACGTCTCGGCCGCGATCGACACCGCGACCAAGACCATCCTGGCCAATGCCAAGTGGGCGACCGAAGCCCAGACCGCCTACGCCCAGAAGCTGCTGGCGGCCGGCGCGACCATCGACCAGGTGATCGCGTCGATGCAGGTGGCGACCACCTTCGGAACGTCGATCGACGACGCCATTTCCCAGCTCACCGATCCGGCCGCCTACGCCAAAAAGCAGGCCCTGGACGCGATCGACGCCAATTACGAGGCCCTTAAAAAGCAGGCCCAGGATCTGATCGCCGCCGGGCTGGCCACCGAAGACGTCCTGGGCAAGATCGACCACCTGAAGGATCTGCAGGTCGACGAGGCGCTGAAGCGCCTGGGGGCGGCCGCCGACGGCGCTGCCCAGGCCTTGGACCCGGCCAGCTTCAAGGGCTCGATCGAAGACCAGATCGCCCAGCTGCTCAACCCGGTCGGTTACGAGCGCGCCAAGGCGCTGGCCGACATCGACGCCAACTACAAGACGCTAAGGGGCCAGGCCCAAGCTCTGGTCGACGCCGGCAAGCTGTCGGCCGACGTCCTGACCCAGCTGGATCAGCTGAAGGGCCTGCAGGTCGCCGACAGCATCAAGAAACTGGGCGACGCGGCCAGCGACACGGCCAAGGCCCTGAAGGATGCGGCCGACGCCCAGCAGGCGGCCAACAATTTCGCCGGCTCGATCGACGACGCCATCCTGCAGCTGACCGACCCGACCGCCGCCAAGATCGCGGCGATCAATCGCGAGTATCAGACCAAGGTCGACCAGGCCCAGCCGATGATCGCGGCGGGCCAGCTGGGCGCGGACGTGCTGGGCAAGCTGGCCAAGCTGCGGGATCTGCAGATCGACGATGTCCTGTCCGGCCTGGCCGACAGCGCCCAAGAAGCCACGGACGTCTTCGCCGAGGCGCGGCCGCGCCTGCAGGCCTGGCTCGACGGCCTGGCCGTGGGCTCCAACTCGCCGCTGGCGCCGGGCGCCCAGAAGGACGCGGCCCAGGCGGTCTATGACCGCCTGCTCGGCCAGGCGCGCGCTGGCGATGCCGACGCCCTGTCGCAGATCACCAACGCCGCCGAGCAGCTGCTGGGCGCGGACCGCAACGCCACGTCCAGCGCCACCGATCGGCTGGCGCTCTACAACAAGGTCCAGGGCGACATCACCGGCCTGACCACGGCCGGCGGCAAGGTCGGCGGCGACCCCGTGGTCAACGCCGTCGGCGCTGTCGGCGAGACCCTGAAGTCGATCCTGAACAACACCGATCCGGCGCGCCTGGCCGAACGCGGCCCCCAGCTGGTCGAGATCGCCAACGTCCCGACCCTGTCGGAGAACTATCGGACGATCGTGGCCGACCAGACGCGCACGCTCTCCGGCGCGCTCGACAAGACCCGCACCGAACTGAGCAACCGCCTGGGCATGGTCGAGGCGGCGACGCAGCGGGGCCTGACCCAGTTCAACGCCGCCCTCGATGCCGGCCTGACCAAGCTCGGCGGCCAGCTCGAACAGGCCGTGGCCGCCGCTGCCGCCGCCGGCGCGGCCGCCGCCCAAGCCGTGGCCGACTCCCTGGAGCAGATGCAGAAGCAAGCCCAGCTGGATAGCGCGCTCGGTCGTCAGGGGCGTAATTGATGGCCACCGTGATCCTGGTCGAGATCGATCTCGTCTCCCCGGCCGGCGCGGCCAACACGCTGCGCTTCAGCGACGTGGCCGTGCGCCCGTTCCCGCCGACCGACCCCGACCGGCCGAACCTGGTCTGGGACGATCGCCTGGCCAGCACGCCGACCATGCGCCGCGCCCTGTTCGAAGACGTTTCCAGCCTCACGCCAGGCCTTTCCGCGGCCGTTTTCAGTCTGGCCAACGGCGACGGGGGCCTGGACGCTTATCAGAGCCATGTCTGGGGCGAGGCGCGGATCTATCGCTGGACCGAGGGCACGGCCTTCGCGGCCGCCAAGCTGCGGATGCGCGGCCCGTGCGGCCTGCCGGCCTATGGCCACACCACCCGCAGCGCCCGCAAGGTCGGCGTCACGCTCTACGACTTCCGCGCCGAGTTGGACCAACCGACCCAGACGCACCGCTACACCGGCGGTAACGGCGTGGGCGGGGTGCTCTATGAGGGCGCGGCGGACGGCCTGAAGGGCCAGGCCAAGCCCCTGGCCTTTGGCGACCTGACCGACGCCAATCTGCCCGCGCCCCAGGTCAACGCCGCCATCATGGGGTACCAGCTGCACGATGGCCCCTTGAACGGCCCTGTAACGGTCTTCGATCGCGGCGCGAACGCGGGCCTGACCATGGACGCCGACCGCACCGGCGGGACCTTCGACGGCTTCAACCCGACCGCCGCCCACGCCGTCACCGACCTGGCGCGCGGCCTGGTCAAGGGCAACTGGTCACCGGTCGGCGCGGTGACCTTCGGAACCAAGGGCGACAACGCCGGCGGCTATGTCGAGACCACCGGCCCGGTGCTGGCGCGCCTGCTGGCCAGGGCCGGCGTGCCGGCCGGGCGGATCGGCCCGACCTTCGCGGCTCTGGCGGCCGCCGCGCCGATCGGCGTCTACGCCCAGGACGAAAGCGCCGCCCGCGACCTGGTCAACTGGACCGCCCGGTCGGCCCTGGCCGCCGTGCTGCCCGACCGGACCGGCGTCTGGCAGGTGGTCAAGATGACTGCGCCCAAGGCCGATGCCGACTTCGCCCTGGGCTATTACGACGTGTTGTCGTGCGAGGCCGACGAGGCCGCGCCGCCGCCGGTGGGCGTGGTCAAGGTGGGCTGGGGCCGGATCTGGTCGACCTTCCGCGACGCCGATCTCGCGCCGGCCAT